CTTATGATAATCTTAGAACATACAATGGCTATAGCTTTGATTTTGAGGCAGTAGCGAAAGAATTGTATCGGGTTACAAAGCAGGGCGGTGTTGTTGTTTGGGTAGTTGGTGATGCTACAATCAAAGGGAGTGAAACTGGAACAAGTTTTAAGCAAGCCTTATTCTTCAAGGAGATTGGGTTTAACCTACATGATACTATGATATATGAAAAAACTGGTTGTGCCATGCCTTCTCCAAATCGTTATTTATCAAATTTTGAATATATGTTTGTTTTTTCAAAAGGAAAAATTAAAACATATAATTTGATAAAAGATAGAAAAAATAGATTTCCTGAAAGATGGGGAAAAGGTAGAAAAGTTAGAAATAAAGATGGGACGTTTTCTTATAGAGATAATTATAAAGCAGAGGAATACGGGAGAAGATTCGCTATTTGGAAGTATAATAATGGAGGTCAAGGTTATGGATGTTCAGACAATCTCGGACAATTGCATCCCGCCACTTTTCCCGAACAATTAGCCAATGACCATATTATTTCATGGAGCAATGAAGGCGATTTGGTTTATGATCCTTTCATGGGAAGCGGAACAACTGCAAAAATGAGTATTCTAAACAACCGTAATTGGATAGGGAGTGAAATATCAGAAGAATACTGCAAGATAATAGAAAGACGTATAACAACTGCTTCAACCTGACCTTACGGCAGGTTAAGCAAATGTTATACGGACACTACACAGGAAACAATAAATCGTTTCCTGACTAAGTGCATAAGGAATTGAAAGATGCCAAAGATTGAACTGATACAAGGTGATTGCTTAGAGAAGATGAAGGATATACCTGATAAAAGTATAGATATGATACTCTGTGATTTGCCTTATGGGACTACGGCCTGTAAGTGGGATACCATTATTCCTTTTGAGCCTTTATGGGAACAGTATAAGAGAATTATCAAAGACAACGGAGCAATCGTTTTAACAGCCTCTCAGCCTTTTACCAGTGCTTTGGTGATGAGCAATATAAAGATGTTTAAGTATGAGTGGATATGGTATAAAAATAAACCAACTGGGATGACGGGAAAATATGCACCATTAAGAGACCACGAAAGCGTTGTTGTCTTTGGAAATAAGAAAATAAAATACTACCCGATTAAACAAAAAACTAAAAGTAAATCTTCTTTATTACAGGCAAAAAGTAAAAGAAAAAATATCGGGGGATTGGTAAATAAAATAAATAATAACAAGTTTCCAGAAAAAGTAATTTGGAATGAATATGTTTATCCGAGAAGTGTTTTGCCGATAGATGTTGAACCAATGAGGAAGGGGCGACTTCACCCAACCCAAAAGCCCGTTGCCTTGCTTGAGTACCTCATCCGCACTTACACCAACGAAGGTGAAACAGTTTTAGATAATTGTATTGGTAGTGGTTCAACTGCAATAGCTTGCCTCAACACAAAGCGAAACTTTATTGGCATTGAAAAAGATGACAAGTATTTTGAGATTGCCAAGAAAAGAATAGAGGAACATCTAACTAAGGAGGAATGATGCAACTTATTCATGGCGATTGTTTAGAAAAAATGAAAGATATTCCAGATAAATCAATAGACTTTGTATTAACGGATATACCTTACAACATTTCAAAAAAGAACAACTTTAAGACCATGAAAGATAGAACAGGGCGTAATGGAACCGATTTTGGAGAATGGGATAAAAATTGGGACATAACCACATTAACTTGTATTTTGCCTAAGGTAGTGGATAATGGTGGAATACTCTTGTTTCATAGCATACAACAACTCTCAGATATAACAAATGTATTCTCTGATGTGATGGAATACAAAGATACCATTATCTGGGAGAAGAGTAACCCTATGCCACGTAATAGGGACAGAAGATATGTTTCTAATGTAGAAATGGCTTCTTGGTTTGTGAGGAAAAACGCTAAGTGGGTGTTTAATAGACAAAGTGAAACATATGATTCATGTGTATATAGATACCCATCCGAAAGTGGTGGTGGTTTTATACGATACCACCCTTGTCAAAAGAACTTGAAATTATTAGAGTCTTTAGTATTACGCCACACTAATACTGGAGATACTATCCTAGACCCTTTCATGGGTTCTGGTTCAACTGGGGTTGCTTGTAAGAACCTAAACAGAAACTTCATAGGCATTGAACTTGACCCAGAGTATTTCAAAATTGCAGAGAAGCGAATAGTTGAATCTAATGGAATTTGAAAAGGAGGTATGAGATGTATCCATGCGGGCTATGTGGGAAGTGGGTAGAAGACGGGGACGTATGTTGGCCCTGCACAAACAAGGCAGCCGTAGAAAAGCGAGAAGAAGCCTATAGAGAAATCGACAGGGCTATGAACCTTATGATTGATGCACTTAGGTTTCGAGAAGTACAATACGATAGGAACCCTATTCACTTTGGTTTTTCAGAAGTAGATTCAGACATGGATTCATGGGTTCGCTATCTCGAAAAGGTGGAGCAATCAATAAAGGAGGAGGCTAATAATGACTAAAGACGAGATCATGAAACAGTTTGATGCAGCCATGAAGAACCTGAAGGGATGGGTGGAGGATACGAAAGAATTAAAGCCAGCTACCTGTACCGAGTGTGGCTGTACTTTTGTTGATGCTAGAACGATGTGCGCTGAGTGCTTGATGAAGTTAGGTAAAGAGCCGAAGCCTGAATGGGAGAAGCGGCTTGATGGAGATTATTGCGAACCATATTTTTGCTCGGTTGCAGCAAAGGAGATAATAAAAAACTTCTTCCGTTCCGAGCTTAAAGCGTTGGGGGAGGAGATTAAAAAGAAAGCTCCTATTTGTAACAACGTAGTCAACGAAGCCCTCCGTAAGAGAGGTATAGAATGAAACTTATTTTGAATGTACTTTTGTATGTTACACAAAGACTATTCCTAAAAATGGGCGGGGAAATTTGGGTTGACGATAGAAGCATTATTCTAAAGTCACCCGCAAATAGGTATGTATGTAGCTATGGAAATTATAAATTAAAAGATATGATGGGAAACTAGAATGAAAGGAGTAAGTGATATGGATATAACCATCAATGACGTATGCGCGGTGATTCTCGAGAGGATGAGCAACTCTTTCCCTGAAATTGAGATAAAGCGAGGTGAATAAATGTCTGAGGACTTAGGGCCACGATGGGAGCGATTAAAAAACTCGTAAAAGGCGGGATTGTTTTCGTGCATAATAAATAAAATTAAGAAAAAGGAGCGTGGTCTATGAGTTTCAAAGTCGTTGACTGGGTTCAAAAAGCAAAGCCATTTAAAATATCTGATTTATTACCTTTCAAACTTAACGCAAAGGAACATCCAGAGGAACAGATTAGGGGAATAGTTGAATCGATCAAGAAGTTTGGAATTTATGCCCCGGTAGTCATAGACCGCGAAATGGTAATTATCGCCGGGCATGGTCGGATTGAGGCAGCAAAGCGCCTTGGCATAGACGAGTTTCCGTGCATCCAGCGCGATGATCTCACGGACGATGAGGTTTCAGCGTTGCGGCTGATTGATAACAGGATTGCCGAAACAGGATGGGACGCATCCAACCTAAAGACCGTTCTTGATAAACTTGATTTCGACTTTGAGCCCTTTGCGGTTAATTTCGACGAGATTGTGCAAAAGCTAGGCGCCGACGATGAACTTAACGACGCCGAGCCGCAGATCGACCGCGCAGCCGAGCTTAACGAGAAGTGGCAGGTGAAGTCCGGCGATCTCTGGCTGATAGGCGAACATCGGCTTCTCTGCGGCGACTCCACGAAGGCCGATCAGGTTGAAAGGTTGATGGCAGGCCATAAAGTGACGTGTGTTTTCACCGACCCGCCTTATGGGGTCAGTATTGGCAAAAAAAATGTAATGCTAAACACCTTCCAGCCTTCTGGAAGGTGTTTAGCTAATCTTGAAATGGACGACATGAAGCCGGACGAACTTAAAGAGATGCTTCTCGCGGTCTTTTCTACATGGAAGCCATTTTTTGCAGACGACTGCTCAGTTTTTGTTTGTAGCCCGCAGGGAGGTGGCCTTGGTATGATGATGATGATGATGATGCAAGAATCGGGCCTCGAGGTACGCCATATTTTAAATTGGATCAAAAACTGTCCGACCTTTAGTATGGGGAGGCTCGACTATGATTACCAGCATGAGCCGATCCTTTTTACATGGATGAAAACGCATAAGCGAAAAAAATCCGGACAATTTCAAACCTCTTTATGGTCGGTCGATAAACCGATGGCGAACAAGGAACATCCGACCATGAAACCGATAGAATTACCTGCCAACGCCATCCTTAACCATACGGACGACGGAGATATAGTCGCAGATATGTTTCTCGGCTCCGGCTCAACAATGGTCGCCGCGCAAAATCACAACAGGAGATGTTTCGGCATGGAAATAAGCCCGAACTATTGCGCGGTGATTCTCGAGAGGATGAGCAACTCTTTCCCTGAAATTGAGATAAAGCGAGGTGAATAAATGTCTGAGGCCATTTCAATCCATCTTGTAGTTGGAAATCTGATCGCTAGGAAACTAATCGCAGCTTGGCCCATGTGTGTTAAGGACGGGATCGAAAAGTGGATCAAGACCGCAATCTCAGATTATAATAATTTAAAAGCTGAAGAGTATAGGCGCACGGCTGAAATGTTGATGAAAACAGAAATCTGCCGAAAGGATGGAACGGTCAACGACTATGTTGCAAAATATCTGAACGCTTTGGCGATGAAGGAACTCGGAATTAAGAAAAAACAGTAGCCGAAAGTGTCCGAGAATGTCCCAGAGTGTCCGAGAGTGTCCACAATAGTCGTTGAAATCACTTCCGGTCATAGTTTAAAATCCATTTAGACTGATGATCTTGTGTTTATTTTAAAACCCGGTTTCAAACACCGGGTTTTTTATTGCCTTGAAAAACAAAAAAACCAGTGAAAACCCTGAAAAAACAAAAAAAAGAAAAACGTCGGGGACAAGAAAAGCAGGGGCTTTGTTATGCCCAAAAAGATTCGGACAACTTCAAAAGCAAGGGGGGGGTCGGTAGGCCGTAAAACTATTGCAAGCGGTGAAAACGAAGCCCTCGAAGAGAAGGTCGAATTCGTTGCTGATCTTTTGGCGGGCCGGAGATCGAACCAGAAAATTTATAAAGCGTGTGCCGAGAGGTTCGGCATCAGCTCAAGGCAGACAGACACATATATCGCCGAGGTTCGGCGTCGCTGGCAGCTTGAACGAGACACAACGACAATCGCGCAGGCTAAAGAGAAGATTATTCGTTCGCTTTTGCGCGTGGCTGAAAAGGTTGAAAATCGAATTACCTATGGGGAGGACGGTCAGCCTCGTTTAAATCCTGATTGGTGGCTGGTCAGACAGATCGAGCTGGATATTGCGAAGATCGAGGGCATAGCCGACGGAGCGGCTCCAAGTGACGGAGACATTGACACAATTATCAACGAAGTCGCAGCAGAGCGAAAGGCAGGCAATACTCAGGCAGGCGATAGTTGATGCCGAGTTTCATCGCTCCAAGTTCATGAAGCGCCCGCTGCATTGGCCGCAAGTTGAAGCTGTAAAGTTAATTGAAAAGCATCTGGATAGTCGGTCAGGCAAAACGATCACAATAAGATCGTCACGCCAGACGATGAAAAACGAGGTTTCCGCTACCGTGGAGACCCGGGCGCTGCTTAGGTACAAGACCGAAGGCGGCTCTATCGTAAAGGTGGCGCCGACATACAGGCCGCAGATCGTGAACTCAAAGCGGCGGCTCGATGACATGATCTTGGCAGATCCGCTGATCTCTCCGAAACCTAGGGGCTATCGTGAGGGATACATCAAGGAGCTCGGGCTCGCATCGATCCAGTTTCTAAGCGGCGAAAAGGGAGCCAACGTCGAAGGCGCTACGGCGTCGCTGTTGCTCGAAATCGACGAGGCGCATCACATAGACAAGGCAAAATTTGAAGAGGCTTTCGGGCCTATGACGGCATCGACAGCGGCCCCGACGGTCATGTACGGCGTCGCAGCGGCCAAGATGGATTTGCTCTATGAGCAGAGGATATACAACGAGCAAGTCGATAAAAGCCTGAATTTACAGTTTCCGGCTGACATCTGGTGCGAGCTGATCCCGGCATATGCAAAGCATTACGCAGAACGAGTTGCGAAGCTAGGCGAGGATCATCCGATCATCCTTACGCAATATCGCCTGATCGATATCGAATCGATGGGCGGGTTTTTCAACCGCTTTCAGCAGGGCTTGATATTTTCTGGCGAGCACGAACGCAAGAAGGCCCGGACAGATGAACGTCAAGTCGTCGCGGTGATAGACATAGCTGGCGAGGACGAAGAGGGCGAGGATCTATCCCCGGAGCGCGGCGAATCAGCGCGAGATCAGACGGTTGCCGAGTTTTGGTCGGTTGATTGGTCGGAAGCTATAAACGGAATCCCGAAGATGCGTCTTTTAGACGTTTATTTCTGGGTCGGCGCGCCGCTTTCGGAGCGAAACGATCCATCGGGGCTGCCGGGACAGCAGGAAATGTTGCTAAAGCTCTGCGAGGCTTGGCGAGCTGATGCGGTCGTCGTTGACGGTCGCGGGGTCGGCGAGCAGATCGCGGGCTATCTCGAAAACAATTATTCAAGGGCGCGTGTGACCGTCTATAAGGCTACGAAGGATTCTGTCTCCGAGGACTGTTATGCGCTGCTTGCTTTCGTAAATAACGGACAGATCAAAGTTTTTAAACCCGACGAATCTGTCGAATATCAGGAGTTCAAGCGCCAGATCGAGCACTGCGCAAAGAAAGTCTCGGTCGATGGAAAGATCGCTATCGTGAAGCCTCAGAACGACTCTAAGAGGCATATCGATATGGTCAAGGCTATGAGCTACCTCCGCCACTGTCTCGACGCCTACGTTGTCGGCGTCTTGAAATGACGATGACAAAATATGACGACATCTCCAATCATTACGGAAAACCTTGCGTCGCAGCGTCTTGCGGTCAATGGGGAACTTCCGCGATTCTGGCGTATGAACCGCCTCGAGGCGTATTATTGGGGCTGGCAATACGAGGATCTCAAATATAGCTGGACGGATCATTACGGCCTAGATGCTAACGGCCTAAAGGTCGCCGTCGGTATGTATCAGCGCAAGCCGAAGATGCTGGTCAGCTTGCCGAAGGCTATGGTCAACGCTGTTGTTTCGTTTTTATTCAGCCGGGGAAGGTTCCCGGATGTCATTTCTGAGGACGAAGGTGCTCAGGAATGGATAAAGTATTTCATGAAAAAGGCGAAGGTTGCGAAGGTCGCCAAGCAAGTCGCGGCGCTTGGCAATATCGTCGGTTCAGTATTCTGGACGTTTCAAGTTATAAACGGCAAGTTTTCGCTCAAGGCGTACAACGGCAAGGTCTGCTATCCGACATTCGCAAGCGAGGACGACGACGAGCCGATCTCGGTGCTCATAAGGTTCAAGTTTAAAGACAACTCAGGCGTCTGGCGCTGGTTTCAAAAGCTATACGATCAAAACAGAATTGTGAACTACGATCAGCCGCTTTGGATAACGGACGACACGCCTATTTTTAACGAGATCGAATCAAACGAGCACGGCCTCGGGTTCGTTCCGGGGGTCTGGATCAGGAACATGGACGCCGAGCTGCCGTTTCATGGCGGGATGTTCGACGGCGTGGGGCTATATGACGACGAAGGCGCTCTCAGGCACTTCGACGCGATAAACTATCTCGCCAGCCAGTTCGACAGGTCGCTGCATTACAACCTAGATCCGCAGCTCGTTTTGAAAAAGCTCACTCAAGCAGATTATGATCGATGCCTAGCCAAGAGTCCGATCGCTCCGTGGGTCATGGGCGACGGCGAGGCTCAATTATTGGAGGCGACCGGGAATACGTTCGACAAGGCCGAAACTAGGCTCAAGACGATGATCGCTACGGTCTGCCAGATGCAAAGCGTGATCCTGCTAGACCCGACGGAAATCGATATCAAAGCCGACAGCTCAAAGGCACTCGAGAGGCTATATGCCCCGATGCTTACGCTGATCGACAGCCAGCGCGGAAACTACGGCGACGAAGGCATTGCAGCACTTATCAGCAAGATGCTTCGGGCGGTTGATATACTCAAGACCAGAGGCTTTAAAATACTGAAAGAGGACGATCCGGGCGTCGCTATCAAGACGGACGAAGTCTCGCTCTCATGGGGCGATTACTTCGACCGAACTCCAGAGGATATGAAGTCCGACATCGAGCGCGTTTCGATGGCGGTAAATAGCAATCTTCTATCGGACGAGTCTGCGGTCAAATACATCGCGTCTGACTTTGCCATTGAGGACATTGCGGCAGAGATGGAACGCCTAGAAGCTCAGAAGGCGGCGAGGATCAGCGCATTTTCATCCGGCCCTGATTCGGGGGCTGATTTCAGCGAGGATCAATAAATTGTGGCGAGCCCCGATATCATATTGCAGCACTTGAAAGAGCTGGCTCGCGGCGAGATCAAAAGGCAGAGGGACATCCAAAGCCTTTATAAAAACTTCCGGCTGGCTCTTTACGATGCCCTCGGGGTTGAATCAGACGAGATCGTCAAGATCAGTTCTCTCGGCAGATATCGCAGGGAGATCGATCTCGCGATAGATGACTTTGCTAAAAAGCTGAGAGCTGGCCTTGATCAAGGGTTGCTATCCGGGGCGAAAATAGCTGTGAGTCATGCCTCAGACGAAATTAAGGCGCTGCAAAAGGGAATCGGGGCAAAGTACGTCCCGCTCAATATACGGGCCTCTGTGGTGATCTCGAGGGCGGAAAAGTTGCTGCTCAGTCAATACGAAAGCTCGGTCGGCAGATATAGCGAGCATTTAAGGGGTCGCATCGGTCAGATATTGTCTCAGGCGGCTTTGAAAAACTCGACGCTCGATCAGGTAACGAAGCAGCTCGCAGGACAGCGCGGCTTGATCTCGGCGGAATCGTATCAGGTAGAACGAATCGCCCGGACGGAATATCTCAGGGCGTACAATATAGGCAGAAATCAATCGACACGAGAGGCAAAGCGCGTCTTGCCGGATCTCAAGCGCAGATGGGATGCGACTTTAGACAGCCGGACTTGCGATATATGCGGGGCTGCCGACGGCCAGATCGCCGAGCTAGATAAACCCTTCAAGGTTCACGGCGTCGATCTCATGACTCCGCAAGATTCGCATCCGAATTGCAGATGCGCTGAAACGCCTTATCGAGAGGCTTGGAAAGAATATTTCGACAATTAAAAATAAGAGGTGATCTATGGCAGACGAAATTTTAAAAAGTGATCCTAATAGAGTCAGGACAATCGGCGGCGTAACTGATGATTCATCTCAAGAAGTCAGAAACATCCGAGTTGATCCAGCTACAAGCGCGATTAAAATAGATGATGATCAATCGCAAGTAATTTTAGGCAATATCCTTCAGTCTCTAGCTTCTGATTTAAAAACTTACGACACCACAGCGATCACCTATGTTTCCGGCGGCGCAGCAGATGGCGAGATTGCAACCGTGACTTATCTAAACGGTGCAACGCCACTCTATACGCTCACAATGAGCTATAACGCAGTTTCAGGGAAACTTGAATCTGTGGTCAGGAGCTAATCATGCCTTTTAAATTTAATCCGCTCACAGGCAAGCTCGAGAATTTACCGACCTTGCCAGAGATCACGAAAAATAAAGTTTCGATAGATACCAAGACAAAAGAGCCCGATGTCTATGGTGATTCCATTGTAACCGATGGAGGGTTTGAAGAAAGGCTCGAAGTCCCGCAAGGTTGGATGCC